GGTGACCGGTTTAATATAAAATTTAATTCGCCGGTTTAAAAAAGCCGGAATGCAAAGCAGACTACTGCTCTTGCCGTTTTTTGTCGCTTGCAGACACCCGTTTTTGCCGGGTGCCTGTTTGCGTTATGGGGGCATAACATGGATGTTGTAAAAGAGCGTGCACAGTTGTACATACGCATATCTGACTTGCTGACTAAGCCACACAGGACACGCGATGACGAGATAACACTGGATAATTTGCAGAGGGCACTTAAAGATAGTCTCATGCAGATGGGGCATGATACAGAGAAGGCGGCAGATGATGGACGCAGTAAAGTGCACGGGGTGCAATAGGACACTGGGTATAGGGGCACAGGGCAGCGGGGTATCCGCACATCTGGACGCCGCATCTACTATGGGCAATGGGGATATGGTACTCATCCTCCAGTGTCCAGACTGTGGACACAGGACTAAGGTCGCTGTTAGCAACGATGAGAACGTATAAGCGCTACTCTCCTGCTGAACTCGTGCGTTGGATTAGAGAAATGGAAAGCCATAACGACTATAGACATCATGCTTTTTATATCTCTAAAGCGTGGTTGCATTTACGCAATGAAGTTCTTAATGAACAACATCATGAATGCCAACTGTGCAAAACAAAAGGTTTATTCGTTCCTGCTGTTACTGTTCATCACATCAAGACTGTTCGTTCTCGTCCTGACTTAGCCTTGACAAAAAGCAATTTGCTTTGTGTTTGTGCTGATTGTCATTACAAGATTCATCACTCTAACATTTCACGTTGGAACGATGAAAAGTGGTAAAATGTGGGTCGGAATTTGTAAAACACGATACCCCCCACGAATTATTTTGGTTTGCGGCCGGGCTGAGGGAGAACGGGCTATAGGCACGACTTTTCGGAAATACCGCGCGCGGGAGGAATTTTTGTTGGAAAACGAGCTTATAAAGCTGCATAAAAAGCGCTACCAGTTCCACATCATGCGCGAATTGCAGCAGATTGAGGCCCTGGACAACACGCTCCCGACCGATGAGGTTCGGAAGTATATTTCCCGCGACGGATTCAGCAGCATTGGATTCATAAAATTTATTTCTGAACGGGCGCACATTAATTCACTGGTAGTCAGCACGCTTCGTGTTGGCAGAAAGCATCTGCAAGTTTTGGACGTACTGCACTCGCAGACCAAAATTGACGATATAACTTTTATCGTCGGCAGCATTATGAAGCAGGACAGTGCACTTGGAAAATCTTATAAATACTATGATGACCTTTCAGCCGTTTGTAAGAAAAATGACTGGAGGGTAATCGTGCATAATAACCATTCAGAAGTTTTGCTTTTCGATACGGATTGCGGAAAGTATGTTATCGAAACATCTTCAAACCTTAACGAAAACCCGAACATGGAGCAGTTCAGCTTTGAAAGAAATGCAGAGCTTTATAAATTCTATAAAAACGCATTCGCGGAAATACTGGAGGTGAAAACTTGAAAAGAACAAGTAGAAAAGAAGAGGAAGCCTCTCTGCGTAAGCAGCTTAAAGATAAAGGTGCTGACGTTGCATTTTTTGAGGACCTTGTTTCAGATTATATGGACCTATGGGATACCAAAAATGAGTTGACTAAAGATATTAAGGCCCGTGGCGTAAATTATGATGACGTTTCTTCTGTTGGTGTCATGATGAAAAAGAGCAACCCTTCTATTAAGGAGCGGTTCATGGTACATAGACAGATGGTTATGATTTTGGATAAGTTAGGCCTCAAGGCAGATAAGTGCAAGGCACCATCGGATGATGATGATTATGATGACTTGTGACGAGATTACAGAGTACATAGAGCTTGTAAAATCCGGTAAATGCAGCGCCTGTAAAGAGCAAAGGGCACTGTGCAAGTATATATCCGAATGTTTTAAAGGCGAAAAACTCAAGGTGAATACAGAGCAGCTTGGGCGGTACTTAAAAAATCAACGCTTTTTCCCATACAAGTTATTTCCATGGGAGAAATTTATTTTTGCGTTGCATAATTGTGTGTACCGACCAGATGGACTACTCCGCTGGCCGGTACTTTTTTGTATGGTCGGCCGTGGCGCCGGTAAAACCGGGTATATGACGTTTGAAGAACATTGCTGGCTGACACCGGTCAACGGTGTAAAAAACTATGACGTTGATGTTTTTGCAACATCGGAAAAGCAGGCGCGCACGTCATTTTTGGATGAATGGCAGATGCTTGAAGACAACGAAAACAAGCTGGGGCGTTATTTTTACTGGACAAAAGAAGAAATCTCGAATCTAAAAACCGGAAGTACCTTATCCTATCACACAGCTAGCCCAAAAACAAAGGATGGCGCGCGTCCAGGCGCAGTAGTGTTTGATGAATATCACGGGTACCCGGACTACAAGTTGATAAACGTTGCGAAAACCGGCCTCGGGAAGAAGCGGTTCCCACGCCAAACAATTATGACAACAGACGGATACATCCGTGGCGGTCCGTTGGATGACATGAAAGAACGTGCGCACCGTATTTTGTTTGAAAATGAGCCAGACAATGGCCTTTTACCTTTTATCTGCAAGCTGGACGACGTCAAAGAGATTGACGAGGAAAAGAACTGGTACAAGGCAAACCCATCTTTGCAGTATTTTCCGGACCTGTTGCAGGAATTACGGCAGGAATACGCTGAATATAAGCAGCGTCCGACGCAGTCTAGCAGCTTTGTTGTAAAGCGAATGAACATCCCTGCGGTGGACGGCGAAGATAGCGTAACAACGTGGGATAACATACAAGCCTGTAAGCAGCCGCTGCCGGACTTCACAGGGCAGGACTGTGTGGCTGGTATTGACTACATGAAAACAACTGACTTCCTCTCTGCTGGGTTGCTTTTTAAGTATAAAGAAATTTATTACTGGATGCAGCATAGCTGGGTGTGCTGTGTATCAGCTGATTTGCCGCGCATAAAAGCACCGCTTCATGACTGGGAAGAAGCCGGATATTTAACGTTTTGTGATGGGCCGGAAATTTCCCCGGATGTTCCTGCACAATGGCTGCAAGAGCAGGCACAGCACTACAACATTACTTACCTTGGCATTGATAATTTTCGGTATACTTTACTTACGCGAGCACTCAATGAGGCGGGATTTGATACCGACAAAGGCGGTGCAAACAATATTAGGTTGTGTAAGCGCGTGACAGAAAACCGATATGTACCGGTGATTACCAGCTTATTTAACACACATAACCTTGCATGGGGAAATGACCCGATGATGGGATGGTATACAAATAATGCTTGTATTATTGAAGAACGTGGAAATCAGTACTACGGCAAAAAAGAGGAAAAGTCGCGGAAAACAGATGGCTTTACTGCAATGGTGGCCGCTATCTGTGCAAGTGCCGACTTGCAAGACAGCGGGCAATCCGCAGATTTAAGTCAATTTGGAGTTATGACATTTTGAGGAGGTGAGCACACGATGATTAAGCTTTTTGAAAAAGCGGCCGATTGGTTGGTAGATATGTTTGGAGGTAACTCAACTATTACGATGGCAGAGCACACTAGCGGAAGCAGTACCAGATTCTGCGTTGAAGATTTTGCAATACAAATGGCTGTCAATATGATTGCCGGAGTCATTTCAAAATGTGAATTTCAAACCTTTTCAAGCGGAAAGCCTGCTAAAAGTTCTGACTACTATTTGTGGAATGTTGAACCAAACATAAACCAAAATGCAAATGAGTTTTGGCGGCAGGTAGTGTCAAATTTGCTGTATCACAATGAATGCTTGGTTGTACCGTTAAACGGGCAATGGGTAATTGCAGACAATTATAGTCATGACAATACAAAAGCGGAGTTTCCAGATACTTTTACAAACGTTACCTGCCGCAGCTTGACTTTTGGAAAGACTTTCCATATGGAAGAAGTGCTATTTTTCCGATTGCATAATAAAGACATTCGAATGTTGCTTTCGGGTCTGGTTTCACAATACAGCAGCTTAATGGATATGGCGGCCGGCAAGTACAAACGTAGCGGCGGCCGCAAAGGTGTAATGAGCACAAAGCGCACCGCAGCCGGCGGAATTGATGAAATCAAAAAAACAAATGATTATCTGCAATCCGCTATGACAAATTATTATAACTCTGAAAACGGAATGTTTACTTTGCCCAATGGCATGGAATATACAGAAATAACCGGAGAGGGCAGCAAAAAGAGCGCATCTGAAATCAGTGATATATCCAATTTACTTAAAGATGCAATTTCATTGGTAGCACACGCTTTTCACATTCCAGCGGCGCTCCTGCAAGGTGACATTGCAGACGTTAGTCATTTGCTAAACGAGTTTTTAACATTCTGCATTGACCCAATTTGTAGAATGATTGAAACTGAGATGACGCGAAAGCTTTATGGAAAGTCTGGATTTTTGGCAGGTTGGTACATTAAAATTGACACCACATGTGTGCAGCATGTTGATATATTTGAGGTCGCGGTACAGGCAGACAAATTAATTTCCAGCGGTTTGTACAGCATTGACGAATTGCGGCAAAAAATCAGCGATACGGCACTTAATACATGGTGGAGCCAAAAGCATTGGATGACTAAAAATTATGCTGGAGTCGAGTCTGTGGCATCTGCTTCGGACTCACCTGGAGGAGGTGAAACAGAATGAAAAACAAGTATTATTCTCTGGCAGTGAACAATAACGACCGTACGGCGGACCTGTACATTTTTGGCGACATTGAGGACGCGTTCAGTACAGGCATTGAGGAAGCATGGAATTTAGATACCGGAGCAGTGTCTGGCCTGTCTATTGTCAAAGATTTGCAGGAATTAGATGTTGACCAAATTAATGTTCATATCAACAGCATGGGCGGTTATACATCTGAAGGTCTGGCGATTTACAACACGCTGAAAAATCACAGCGCGAAAATCATTACATACTGCGACGGTTTCGCTTGCTCGGCAGCGTCAATTGTGTTTATGGCCGGTGATGAGCGGGTCATGGGAACCGCGTCGGCGTTGATGATTCACAACGCATGGTGTGAGGCACAAGGCAATGCGGCGCAGCTGAAACAGCAGGCTGCTGTCCTTGAGAAAATCAGCCAGTCTGCTGGAGATGCCTACGCAGAAAAAGTAAATATTAGCCGTGATGAGTTGGACCGAATGCTTGACGGTGAAAACCATGAAGGCTCCTGGATAAATTCACAGGAAGCTGTCGACATGGGATTCGCGACCAGCACCAATTCTAAAAAGGCTGGAAGCAGCATTGCAAATCAATCCGCTAAACAGCAGATTATGCAGAAGATTTTTGCAAAGTCAAAACCCATTGATTCTACACCGGTTGAAATTTCGGTTGACATCGACAAGCTGGCAGACGCATTGCTTAGCCGCTTAACAAAACCAGGGCAGAAAGAAAAAACTACAAATTATGACCGCCTTAAAAAGGCTTTTGAAAGGAAAGATTGACACATGAGTATTAAGTCTAAAGACCTCATGAAGCACGAACTGGCGGACAAGTTTTCCGCTGCTCTCGAAAGTGAAGATAAAAACGCAATTTCTAACACCATGGCTGATACAGCTATCCAGTTTTACAGTGATTTTATGGAGGATGTAAACGCCTATCAGGAAACGCATGACTCCGCAATCCTTGAAAAGCGCGGTGTGCATCAGCTGACTGCGGAGGAAGCAAAGTTTTACAATGCTTTGAAATCCGCATACGACAAACCGAACTTCAAAAGCGCGCTGAATGCAGCGGGCGTTGAACCCGCCCTGCCGCAGACTGTTGTCGATAACGTTATGGCCGACATTTCCAGTCAGTTCCCACTGCTCTCTGAAATCAATTTTCAGAACACCAGTACGCTGACAAAGATTCTCGTCAACAAGGAACCGGCGCAGATGGCTACATGGGGTCCGCTCGAAAGCAAGATTACTACCGCATTGACCGGCACAATCGACAAAATCGAACTGGGCACAAACAAGCTTACCGCCTATATGGTCGTGAGCAAAGATATGCTGGATGTTGGCCCCGCATGGCTTGACTCTTATGTCCGCGCTGTCCTGTCTGAGGCTATCGGAGGCGCTCTTTGCAAAGCTATTGTTACTGGTACCGGTAAAGATGAGCCTATCGGAATGATTAAGGACCTGGACGGCTCTGTCACCGCCGGTGTATACCCGGACAAGGCCGCTGCAAAGATTACCGACCTTGGCGTTGCTACCCTGGGCGGCATCGCAAAAGAGCTGTCCGTTACACCGTCTGGCCGTACTCGTCCGGTCGGCCAGCTGCTGATGGTAGTAAATCCGACAGATTATTTTGCAAAGATTCTGTCCGCTACTACCGTTATGAGTCCGGATGGTATGTATGTGAACAATGTTATCCCGTATCCGACCAAAATTGTGCAGGATGTCAACGTGCCCAATAACAAAGCTATTTTTGGTCTAGCCGATAAGTATTTTATGGGCATTGGCAAGGGCGGTTCCGGCGGTACTATTGAGTATTCCGATGAGTTTAATTTCTTGGATGATACACGTACCTACAAGGTAAAGGCCTATGGCAATGGCCGCCCGCTGGACAATAACGCATTTGTCGTAAAGGACATTACCAACCTCAAAGAAAATCCGCTGAAGGTGCAGATGGTAAGCAACGCGGTCGTGGCGCCAGGAGAATGAGATAGGAGGAATAGACAATGGCAAACGGTAACACAGGGCCCCCGACGGCCATTGTGAGCGCGGTAAAAGAATACCTGCACATCACTTGGGATAGTGACGATAACGCAATAGCAGGCTACATAGAGCGCGGTATGGCACGGTTGAACCGTGTGGCTGGAACTGAACTCGACTATACAGTTGAAGATACGCCACGGCAGCTGCTCTTTGACTATTGCAGATACGCAAATTCGCAAGCGCTGGAAGTATTTGAAGAAAATTTTCGCGGCGAATTGCTTGACCTGCATCTGAAGAATCGGGTGACAGAATATGAAAATCAAAACGCCGACACAGTTCCTGACATTTCGTGATGGCCACTGTGACGTGTATTCTGTTAAGGGCAACAAGACAGCGAATAAGCTGTTTTCATTGCCATACGGCCAACGTACAGTTGGAATGCAGCGCTTTTATACGGCGCGCGCCGCCAGTGTGAAGCTGGACTGCGTGATTCATGTGCCGCTGCATGGAAAAATAATTCCAGCGGAAAATCGGGTGGGAATCGGCGATACCATATACAGTATTGTACAAATACAAGAGTTGCGCGATACAAACCCGCCGGTTTATTTGCTGAGTTTACAGAAATCGGGTGTTAAGCCGTGAGCAAATCGGTGCCGGTAAATGGTCTTGCGGATGCAATTTCCGAAACGCTGCAGCAGTATTCGGACGATGTCATTGATGGAATCAAAAATGCGGAAGACATAACGGCAAAAGAATGTAAGGAAAACCTTGCGGCGGACAGCCCAGTCGGGGCAACAGGCAAATACCAAAAAGGATGGAAGATTACGGTAACGACAAATACGCCACTTAAAAAATATACGGTTATCCACAACAAAGAATATCGTCTGACTCATTTGTTGGAAAATGGTCATGCCACACGCAACGGCGGCCGGACGCGTGCTTTCTCGCATATTAAACCAAATGAGGAAAAGGCAAATGCCGCCTTTGAGACGCGGGTGGAGGAGGTCATTCGTAATGGACATTAAAGCATGGCTTGAACAGGCGGGCGAACCGGCAGCAGATACTTGCTTCCCGGAGGGCGGCGCGCCAAATTTGCCTTATATAACATTTTTGGACACAGCCTACCACACCGGCGCGGACATTGGAAATGGTATTACCAAGCATAGCCTGACAGTGGAGCGGCTTTGCGAAGATGCCACGGATAATCAAAATTTAGAGAGCTTGTTGGAGGCAGCGGGGCATTGGGAAAAGCAGCGCACATATTTGCCGGGGCCGGATAATTGCTATGAAACGATTTACACGATAGAAATTATGGAAAGGACTGAAATAAATGGCTGATAATAAAAATATTCACATTCCGCTGGGAAGCGGTCAGTTGTACGCAGTCGCCTTTACGGCTGGCAAAATTCCGGAGGACAGCGCTATTGAAACCGCCGAAAATCTGATGGGTGGTATTGAAAAAGGCGCTGAATGCGATTACAAGCCGACCATCAAGGAATTTAAGGATGACTTGGGAATTTACGTTCGTGACGCTGTGACGGCGGAGGAAGCCACACTGAAAGCGTCCATGATTGCGTGGAGCAGCTTTGATTTCAAGAAATTTGCGCCCACCGCCCGCATTGACGAAACCACAAAGCCCGGCCATCGCGTTGTGAAAATCGGTGGCCTTGGCAATGTAGACAACACTCTGTACTTGTTCCGCTTTGTGCACAAAGATGCACAGTATGGTGATGTGCGGCTGACAGTGGTTGGCACGCCGTCCGGCGGCTTTAAATTGGGTTTTAAGGCTAGTGATTCGGGGAACATGGATATTGAGGTAAAGGCGCAACCGAGTGACGGTGAAGGCACCCTGATTATTTATGATGAAACACTCCCGGTAGTTTCAACAACTGCAAGTGAAGGGGCTTAATCATGTATGATGTGAGCGCGATTAAGCATCGCTACTTTCCAGTGAAACTCCATGTTACGGACGAGGATGGGCAAGACCACACAATCACGGTTGATGTCAAGCCGCCTAAACTGAAAGTTATGGAAAGCTTGATGGACTCCGTGCAAGCTACTAGTGATGCGGACAACAACGAAAACGCAATTAAAAATCTGCGGGAATCTGTGGGGAAAATGCTTGACAGCAACAAAGCCGGTTTTAAAGTTCCGCAAAAATACATCGAAGCAATGGATTTTGATGAACTTACCGGTCTGTTGGAAGCGTTTTTCACTTGGATGGCTGACACAAAAAAGGACTAGCCCCTCCCTCCTGCCGCGAGGATATAAGCGAGGCAGAGGGGCATTACAGCGTATCCACTCTGGACAGAAAAATTGTACAGAAGTACACAGGCATAAATTTTGCGCAGCTTGACAAACTGAATGTATTTGTGTTTTGGCTGTATCTGCGGGACGCAGTAATCTATAGCGCCTCACAAACAGATGATGGCCGTGATTGGTTGGAACGCTGCTGGGTACAGCAGCAGACAGAGCCTGACCGCAATACACTGCGGAAGCTGTTTGGAAAGAACTGAACATTATAACGCTGTCCGAATTTCGGATGGCGTTATTTTGAATGAGAGATGATGAAAGTCAATGAACAACATAAAGGGCATTACTGTTGAACTTGGCGGTGACACCACAAAGCTTTCCTCCGCGCTGAAAGGTGTAAACAAGGACACGCGCGACTTGCAAAGCGAGTTAAAGCAGATTAACACACAGCTGAAGTTTAATCCCAGCAGTACGGAATTGCTTGCTCAAAAGCAAAAGGCTTTGAAAGAATCCATTGACGCAACAAAGCAAAAACTTGAACAGTTGAAATCTGTAGAGTCACAGGTAAAGCAGCAGTTTGAAAGCGGCAACCTTGGAGAAGAAAAGTATCGTGCCTTTGAGCGCGAAATTGAGCAAACTGAAAACAAGTTGAAAGGCCTTAAAAAGCAAGCGAATGAATTTGGCTCTGTTGCGGGACAGCAGTTCCAAGTCGCCGGTGAAAAGATTAAAAGTGCTGGTGATAAAATTGGCGCGGTTGGGCAAAAAATTATGCCAGTATCTGCCGCTGCCGCCGGTGCTGGTGTCGCTGCTGTCAAAATGTCAAGCGACTTTGAAACCTCTGGAAATAAGGTTGCTACCATTGCGGACACGACACAGGTCAGCATGGACACGCTGGAAAAAGGCGTTTTAAATCTGTCTACAAAAACTGGAGAATCAGCCAGTGACTTGAACGAAGCACTATATCAGACAATCAGTGCAGGCGTGCAGACAAAGGACGCTGTCAGTGTTTTGGGTACAGCCGTTGAAACTGCAAAGGGCGGCTTTACGGATACCAGCACGGCCATTGACACGCTTACTACGGTTATGAACAGCTATCAGATGAAAACGAGCGAAGCAAAGCACGTTTCTGATTTGTTGATTCAGACGCAAAATTTAGGCAAAACCACAGTCGGCCAATTAGGGCAGTCGCTGGGAAATGTTATCCCTACTGCAAATGCGGCAGGCGTATCATTTAAAGACTTAATGGGCAGCATTGCAGAACTTACAAAGCAGGGCCTGCCCACATCTGAAGCCATTACAGGCATGAAGGCGGCGCTGTCAAATGTAATTAAGCCGACCAGTGACGCTTCAAAAGCAGCACAGCAACTTGGCATAGATTTTAGTCAGGCACATTTAAAGTCGGTTGGTTGGGCGCAATTTTTGACGGAGGTCAAGGAAAAGACTGGCGGTAACGTTACTACAATGGGTAAGTTGTTCGGCAGTGTGGAAGCGCTGAATGCTGTGACTGTGCTGGCGGGCAAAGGCTCTAAGGACTTTGCGTCTATACTTGACCAGATGGGTAAATCAGCAGGTACAACGGATTCAGCTGTCTCCAAAATGGAAAAAGGTACTGGTGCATCGTTTGAACGTGCCATGAACAGTATGAAAAACGCCGCTATTCAATTAGGAACGGCGTTGGCTCCGGTTGCACAAAAAATCGCGCAGGCTATACAACAAGTTGCTCAAAAGCTAAATTCTTTGTCACCAGCACAACAGCAAATGATTGCAAAGATTCTGCTTGCTACTGCTGCACTTGCGCCGTTGATTGTAGGTGTAGGAAAAGTTGTACATTTATTTGGCTCGCTAACCGATGGAGTTGGAAAACTAATCACACATTTTGGAGCATTTGCAAAGGTACTTAAAGGCGGTAGTGGAATTAGTGCAGCTTTTACCGCACTTCTCACGCCGGGCGGCAAAGTCGTTGTTATTATCGGCCTGATTGCAGTGGCTATCGGTGTAGTTGTTACTGCAGTCAAGCACTTGTGGGACACAAATGTAGGATTTAGAAATGCGGTCATTACAATCTGGAATGGCATCAAAGCTTTTTTTAGCACGATTGGCACATTCTTTGGAACGGTATTTAAGGGCATTATTACTGCTGTAAAATCTGTGGTTACCTTCTTCCAAACGCTTCCACAATTTTTTACTGGATTGTGGACTACAATCACAAAGGCACTTCAAAATTTTTGGAACAGTATTGTGAGCTTCTTCACACAAGGCATACCAAACTTTATTAACAATGCCAAGACGTGGTTTGACAAACTTCCCGCAAATATTGGCTATGCGTTAGGATTGGCACTTGGGAAATTAATAAAATGGGGGGCCGATGCTCTAGCGTGGGCTGGTCAGGCAATTCCGCAGCTGATAAATAACATTGGCACATTCTTCAGCCAGCTTCCGGGAAAAATTTGGAATTTTCTTACACAGGCCCTTGAAAAAATTAAGACCTGGGGAAGCAACTGCATTTCTTATGTACAATCAAATTTTCCGCGATTTGTGCAGTCCGTAGTTTCATTTTTTCAGCAATTACCGGGTAAAATTTGGAATGAATTGGTTAAAGTCGTTACGAATATTGGCAAATGGGTTGGCAGTATGGTATCATCGGCCGCATCGAATTTACCGCGTTTTGTGTCCTCTGTGATTAATATAATAGGACAGTTGCCGGGCAAAGTCGTATCTATTGGCGGAAATATTGTTCGCGGTATTTGGAACGGCATCAGCGGCGCGGCAGGATGGCTATATGATCAAGTTGCAGGGTTCGCGCGTGGAATTGTCAATGACATTAAAAGTGCGCTTGGTATTCACTCGCCATCCCGTGTTATGGCCGATGTTGTCGGTAAAAACATGGTGCTTGGCATTGGACAAGGCTTTGCGGACAATATGCAAAGCGTGACCGGCACAATGACGGATAGCTTGCATCAGTCCATCAGTGGGCTAAAAACCGTAGTACCAATATCTGCAAGCATTGGAGCGCAGTATGCAAACGGTGCTACGCAGAGCGCACAGACGGGCGCAGCAATCGTGCAGCCGCAATACAATATCAAAGTATATGCATCTGACATCAACAATCCAAAAAAGACTGCGCAGCAAATTGGTGAAGAACTGGACTTTTTACAGCGGAGGAGGTCGATTGCTTATGGCACAGTCTAACAGGTTCGTCTTTGGCGGTGAGTCGTCCCTTGATTACGGATTGTATGTACTAGAACATAGCACATTTGGGGCACCAGAGCGCGCTGTGACAGAGCAGGAAGTACCCGGTCGAAACGGCGTGCTACTGATTGATAACGGCTATTATAAAAATCGAGCAATCAAATACAAAACCTGGCTTGACACGCCTAAAGCGGAGGACCGCGGACCTTGGTCCCGCAATCTCGCGGCATGGTTGCTGTCGAGTCCAGGGGAATATAGAGAACTGTATGACAGCTACGACCCGGACTATTGCAAGCTTGCGTATTTTAAGGGCGGGCTTGACATGAGCGCGGCTGACACCCCGGTGTTGCAGCAGACGATTGAGTTCAGTTGCAAGCCTTTTCAGTATTTGAGAAGCGGATTAAATTTGCGGGAGGTAAATAGTGGCGATAGCCTTATTAACCCACACAGATTCCCAGCGCTCCCGTACATCAAAATTACCGGAAGTGGGAATGTTACGCTGTCAGTTGGTAATAGCTCATGGACGTTTTCCGGAATAACTGATTATATTGAGATTGATAGTGAGCGGATGGCGACATACAAAGGCACATTGTTACAGAATCAAGTTAAGCATGGCGATGGGTACCCACAACTAGACATTGGAAATACCGGAATCAGCTGGTCCGGCGGAACAGTACAAAAAGTTGAGATTATACCGAGGTGGCGCACATTATGATACCTGTTCTTTATGGCCTATACGCTACACAATGTACTAAAAGCGAGGGCCTGCCGCTGGTTGACGCTGTAACCTGCCAGGTGACAGAAGAGCGCAATGGTGCTTTTGAACTGGAAATGACATACCCTGTTGGCGGCCAAAATTATGATGACATCAAAAATCAGTGCATTATCAAGGCAAAAGCAAACGACACCGCCGCGCTCCAGCTTTTCCGGATTTACCATATCGAAAAACCGTTAAATCAGATTATCACGATACAGGCAGAGCATATCAGCTATGAGCTTGCCGGAAATATCATGTGCGACTTCAACAAAACCGGAAACCCAGCGGCAATTATGAATGAAGCGCTCGACAAAGCACTTTTTCTCAACAATTTCACGGCCGCATCAGATATTGAAACAAGCGGGAATGTAGCATTTAAACTGCCTACAAACGTCCGACAGATTTTTGGTGGCACAGAGGGTTCTGTGCTAGATACTTTTGGCGGAGAATTCGAGTGGGACAATTATAATATTGTATTGCATTCCCACCGGGGAAATGATAACGGCGTAACTGTAGAATACGGAAAAAATTTGACTGATTTAAAGCAGGACGAGTCAATCGACGGTACGTATACCTGTGTGCTTCCGTTCGCAAAACAAACGATAAACAACACAGATTATTACAAGTACCTGCCTGAAAAGGCCGTATATGCCGAAAATTATCAATCATTTGCCCGTCAGAAAGCCCTTGTACTGGATTTTTCTGACAAATTTAACATGGACTCGAGCAAAGATAGCGACAAGCCAGAATACTCTGAAAGCGCCATGCGGGAGTTAGCACAGGATTATGTAAAAAACAACGGTTTGGGCGTGCCGAAGGTAACGCTGGACATCAAGTATATACCGCTGTGGTCCCTGCCGGAATATGCTGGAAATCCGTTGCTGGAGCGCGTCAGCCTGTGTGATACCGTGACCGTACGTTTTGAAAAGCTTGGCGTAGACGCAAAAGCAAAAGTCAACCGGATTACATACAACGTACTACAAGAACGAGTGGAAGAAGCGGAACTTGGTGATGCAAGAAGTAATTTTGTTGATAAGTATGCAGATTTGAAAAAACAAGTCGAGGATGTATCAAAAGATGTGCCCTCAATCGTTAATAGAGAAGTAAAAAAAGCGACAGAAGAAATCACGCAGCCGTCCGGCGGACACGTCGTAATCAAACTGGATGCAAACAATAAAATGCAGGAAATCCTTATCATGGATACAGAAGAACCCGCAACGGCTACAAAAGTTTGGCGCTGGAATGTCAACGGGTTTGGCTATAGCGGCACCGGAATAAATGGACCATATGACACGGCGATAACCATGGAAGGCAAGATTATTGGAAAATTCGTCTATGCTCTTACAATATATGGAAATCAGCTTATTGCTGGTGCAATAAAATCTGTTGATGGAAATATTGTGTTTGACCTTGACGGAAACGCGCTACATATATACGACTCAAAAACCGGCAAGGACAGGATGCAGCTGAACCACGAAGGATTATCAACATTTAACGAGTATGGGCAGTTAGAAATGCGGGCTTGGAACCGTGCTATTGATTTTTTTGAAGATTCGAGCGCTACTCCGCTAGGATGGATTGGCTGGGCTGGCAACAAAAACACAGAACCGCTGTGGGAAGGCTGGGGATTTAATACAACGCATTGCGACAGAGCAGTTATCTGCTACGACAGCGACGATAATCCCGGCTGGGAGTCGTTAATGGAGTTCAGAAAAAACCGCGTGGATATGTCAGCACCGCTATACCTTAACGAACAGCAGATAATACCATCAGCTGGTACATCAATTCGTGGGAGTGGGCAGGACTTAATGCTTTCTGGAGCGTCAAGCGTTAAAGAATGTGCTGACGGCGATGTAGTGGAAAAATTAACTAAAGGATACAGGTATATGTATCACACCCTGTGCATGAATTACAACGCTGTCGACTTAACAGACAATAACGGCGCGATTATAAAGGGATATAACGACGGTCTTAGCCTTAATGTGGGCACGGGCGGGTATGTATCAGCGGTAGTTGGTGATAACGAACAGATGCAGGTATCAGGCACCATGACGAGTGTATATAACACACTAAAGCTTTACTGCAACGTGTTTGACTTATCGGATAACGGTGGTGCTATCTTGCAAGGGTACAGCGATGGCGTCTTGCGAGTGGCTAGTGGCTCTTACATAGCACTGGTAGCAGGCGGTGGTGATAGAGTACACATTACACCCGGATATCTGGATGTTTACAACACACCGCGTTTTAACTGCCATTCCGTCGACTTCTCAAACAATGGTGGTGCTATCATACAGGGCTACTCGAACTCGATTATGGGTATTAAGGCCGGTGTGCAAATTGGCTTTGTCATTGGAGGTTCAGACCGCGCTTACGTCGACGCTGGGGGCATACATAATGCTTCTGACCGGCGGATGAAACAAAACATTAAAGATTCCGACACTGACGCGCTAGGAGTCATAGACAAGATTAAATTTAAACAGTTTGAGTTTAAAGATGACCCGACAGGCTATCATTTCAATGTTGGCGTGATTGCACAGGACTTGCAAGAAATAGACTCGTCATTGGTTGGAGAAAACAGGCTAAGCAAAATGCTGGCTATTAACGATACAGAGCTGCTGCAATACGCACTGAAAGCAATACAACAGCTATCTGCAAAAGTTGACGGTCTAGAGGCAGAGATAAAGGAGCTGAAAAGTAACAGGTAGCAAACGCTGGAAGCAGGTCAGACAGGCTCGACTTAACTGCACAGATTACAGCATTGCAAGCGCAAATTGCACAGATGCAACTTAATAAATGGAGGCTGATACATAAATGAGCTATAAAGTATACCTAGACCCGGGACATGGTGGATATGATAGCGGTGCCTGTGGCTGCGGCAAACGGGAAGCAGATTGTGCATTGGACATTGCAAAGCGCGTATGTGCGCTGCTACCGTCAAAGCATTTCGACTGCAAAATGAGCCGCAGCAGCAACCACACACCGAATGAC